GCGTGGGTGTTTTTCCATTAAGGGGTTAATGTGGATAACTACATCTTAAGTGGATAAAATTATTCACACAAAAAACTGTGAAAAATCTGAATAAAAAATCGTCATTTTATTTTAGGGGACAATATGACACAGAAACGATGGAAGACAAGAATCAAAAAAGCCTGCCAGCAGGCTGAGACATATCTTCCGATCTTTGATTCTGTTATTGATACTCTTGCGAGCATCCTGGCTCGAAGAGATGAAGCGATCCAACTCTTCGAAGATGATGGGAGTAGGATGCTGGTTGAACATACAAACAAGGTCGGAGCTACGAACGTGGAGCAGAATCCGCTCCTGAGAATGATCAATGATCTGAATCGGGATGCTTTGTCTTATTGGAGAGACTTGGGACTAACTCCGGCAGGATTAAAGAAAATAAATGAGACAGCATTGAAAGGTCAGAAGATGGATGCATTATCAGCAGCCTTGAAAGAACTAGGTGGTTAAATGAAAAGCTACAAGGACATAGCTCTGCAATATGCAGATGACGTTGTTCATGGGAGAGGAAAAAAAGAGGGTAAAGAAGTAATTCTTGCCTGCGCTAGATTCCTTCATGACCTGCAGAGAGATGATCTTGAGCTTCATACTAAGGAACCTGATTTTGTCATCGGGATCATTGAGAAGTTGATGGTCCATAAGCAGGGAGAAGATCTTGAAGGGAACAGCCTTGTAAATACTTCGCTGATTCTTCAACCCTGGCAGATTTTTACTGTATACAATTTAGTTGGGCTTTATTACAAAGACACCGACAACAGAAAATATAAAGAGGCTTTTATATTTGTTCCGAGAAAGAACGGAAAGACGCTTTTTGTAGCTGCTCTTGCTTGGGGACTTGCGATGCTCGATCGAAAGTCCGGCTCGAAGATCTATATTGTCGCAGCTTCACTCAAACAGGCCCAGCAAAGTTTCGAAGATATCGTTTATATGCTTAGGTACCGAAAGCTTATCGGTAACTTTAGAGTCCGGAACAATAATGCGGAGCATTCTTTGTTTTATGAGTTCACAGATGAGCAGGGAAGACCGGACGGTTCGATATACATCGAAGCCCTGGCATCAAATCCGGATGCTCAGGACTCATTCAATTGTAATATAGCCATCGCAGATGAAGTTCATGCTTTCAAAAAGGCTTCACAGTATAACCGATTCAAGGAAGCTATGAAGGCATACTCAAATAAATTGATGATAGGTATCACGACAGCTGGCGATAACATGAATTCATTCTGTTATCGAAGACTCGACTATGCCTGCAAAGTTCTGTCCGGTACAGTCAAGGATGATGCTCTTTTCTGCTATGTAGCAAGAGCAGATCAGGCGGAGAACGGAGATGTTGATTATACATCAGCAGAACAGCATGAAAAAGCGAATCCATCATACGGAGTAACGATCAGACCTGAAGATATTATGAACGAAGCTCTTCAGGCACAGAACGATCCTCAACAGAGGAAAGACTTTCTGTCCAGGTCGCTGAATATATACACAACAGCGATGAAGGCATACTTCAACATCATTGAGTTCCAAAACAGTGATGCCCAGTATGACTGGACCCTTGAACAGCTGGCAGCAATGAATCTGAACTGGTACGGTGGAGCCGATCTGTCAAAGCTACATGACCTTGCAGCAGCAGGACTGTTTGCTCATGATCCTGTTCATGATGTTGATATCATTATCACGCATGCATTTTTTCCGATAGTGAATGCAGCGAAGAAGGCCGATGAAGATGGAATCCCTTTATTCGGATGGAAAGATGATGGATGGCTCACGATGTCGAACACTCCGACAACAAATGTTAATACCGTTGTCAATTGGTTCAAGTCGATGAGAGAGAAGGGCTTCAAGATCAAGCAGGTCGGACATGACAGAAAGTTCGCAAGAGAATATGTTATAGCAATGAAAAAGGCTGGTTTTAATATCATAGACCAGCCACAATATTATTACCTGAAGAGTGAAGGCTTCAGACATATCGAGAAGGCAGTTAAAGACAAAAAGCTCTATTACATGCATTCGGATGCTTATGAGTATTGTGTGCAGAATGTCAGAGCGATCGAGAAGTCGGACGATATGATCCAATATGAAAAAGTAATGCCGGAGTTGAGAATAGACATATTCGATGCTTCGGTTTTTGCATGCGTCAGATACCTGAACGACCTGGAGAAAGCAAACAAAGCTTCTTCATGGTGGGATGACGATGATGAGGATGAGGAATAATGTCGAAGAGAAGAAAAGTTGAAAAAAGGTCAACAGCTGATATCCCGGCTAAGAAGAGCATGGTCGGACTGTGGCTCCAGGACAATGAAGAGATATGTGTCAGCGGATACATTCCGCTTGATCATAATCCTGAGATAGTGACAGCCTGCAGAACGATTGCAGAGCTTATCAGCATGTTAACGATTCAGATCATGGAGAACACGGATTCCGGGGACAGACGAATTGTGAATGAACTGTCCTATAAATTGGACATAAACCCGAATCCGATCATGACAAGAAAAGTGTTCATAGAAGCACTTGTTATGAATCTTCTGCTTTATGGTCATGGCAATTCTATTGTTGAGCCTGTAACAGAGAACGGATATCTGAGGAAGCTCATCCCGGTACCGGCT